TAGTAGATCCAAATGGTAAGTCTAGGTTTGCTTGTTTTTCTGAAAAAGATGTAGGTATTAATTGTATAAAATATGTTTCTCATTTTAAATTTAAATACGGGGTATGGCCAATACTTGACATGTCTGACAATAGAAGGAGAGTTGAGCCAAGGTTAGAAGGAATTGTTAAAACACCCAAAGAAATAGCAAAGGAATTTAAACTCGAAAAATTTGACTACGATAGTATAGATAAAATGTCAATGCGTTCCAATGTTTCCTTTTACTGTATATTAGACTTCAGTACGTCGATGTTTAATGGTGAAGAAATGATTGCCATGTCTGGTCAGGAGATGGACGGTAACGCCGATGACTATATGTATAGAAAGGTTTTGAACGATGGCTTAAACATTACGTGATAATTAACAATAATGTGTGGTATCATAGCCCTTTTTGGTGAAGAAGTTGAGATATCCTCACATCTTCTTAATCACAGGGGACCCGATGATTATAAAAGTGAAACATTGGGTAAGTGTCGCATGGACTTTTACAGGTTGGCCATTAATGATCTCACACCCGCTGGTATGCAGCCCTTCCACCGAGGTGAACATATGCTCGTGTGTAATGGGGAGATTTATAATCACCGCGATCTTCCAAAGATCCCTGGATCGAGTCAGAGTGATTGTGAGGTCATAATACCTCTCATTCAATATCATGGTATCGAAAAGGCTCTCGATTTAATGAATGGTGATTTTGCGTTTGTATATACGGATGGTACACGTGTCATGGCCGCGCGAGATCCCGTGGGTGTGAGACCACTCTTCTATACTCGGTATGGACCAGACTCAATTGCGTTTGCGAGTGAAGTTAAAGCGTTACTTTTTTTAAACTCCAAGATTGATATATTTCCACCCGGACACTTTTATGATTCCTACTTTGACAACTTTGTATGCTATCACACGGGATATTGGAGAGTTCATAAGTACATCAAGAATGGGTTCATTCCACAACTTAGGAAAACTTTCGAAGAGGCTGTACACGTGCGCATAGATAATACGGAGCGTGATATAGGTTTTCTACTCTCTGGTGGTTTAGACAGTAGTCTCATCGCATCTATTGCTACACGGAAGTTGGGTAAGATTAGGACATTTTCCATCGGTCTCAAGGGGAGTCCGGACTTGGAAGCTGCCCGCACGGTATCCGAGTACCTAAATACTGATCATACGGAGGTTACCTTCACACCTGAGGAAGGTATCGCGGCACTGGTACCGGTCATAAAGTCCCTGGAATCCTATGACACCACTACAGTGAGGGCCAGTACACCAATGTGGCTGTTATGTAAGTACATCAAGGAGAATACAGAATGCAGGTACATTTTTTCGGGTGAGGGGAGTGATGAACTATTGGGGGGCTACCTCTACTTCCATAACGCACCAAATGTTGACGAATTCGCTTGTGAAAACATGCGACGTCTTCGTTTGATTCATCAGTTTGATGGGTTAAGGGCTGATAGGTGTGCGGGCGCCCATGGTTTGGATTTGATTGTTCCATTCTTGGATAAAAAATTCATCGATTTCTGTATGACTATCAATCAAACTGAAAAGATGGGTGGTATTGAAAAAAGAATATTACGGGAGGCCTTCGAGGGATATCTCCCCAAAGATATTTTATGGAGACAGAAGGATGGTATGAGTGACGCGGTTGGTACGAATTGGGTAGATGAAATCAAAATGTACACAAATGGTGAGATTTCCGACGATATTTACAAACATACTATATGGTCTGTGGGTGTTTTTGGGTTTAAGAATACACCACTATCAAAAGAGGAGGCATTTTATAGAACTACATTTTGGGACATCTACGGAAAGGATAACGATCACCTGATATCTGAAATATGGCGCCCCAGGTGGACTAAAATAACAGACCCGAGTGCGCGTCTACTTATAGAAAAGAATCCCAAGTAATATAAATGGTGAATTTTGTAAAAGGATTTGATTGTAAAAATGAAACCCATGTCATGTGGTTAAAAAAGATTGGTTCCGCCATGGCGAAAACCACCACCGGTGAAAAAGTTGATGTTATCGGTATTGTAAACGATAACCCTATCGAAGGTAATCCAACGATGAATAACCCAATGGACTGGGCGTACATTCATTTTCAATTGGCCATGAAATATACAAACGCGGTTTTAAACGAGGACGCCTTTATCCCTGGTTCCAAATAAATTATACTCCTCAAGTGTAAAATCTTGTGGTTCTGAATTCTTATCCATTCTCAGTAGAAGTATTTTACCTCGAACCTCTTCCTCATCGAAAGGTTCTGGTAAGGTGTTTTCATTTATTATGAGGGCGTTTTCCGCTTTCATAATAACAACATCTATATCTGGCCACTGGCCCACAAACGTTTGACACCCCCCGAGTATTTTAAAAATTTCATTTTTAGAGGGGTCTATATCAACATGTATCTGTTGTATAGAGTCCTCTATTTCATCTATAAGCACTGCTAAAGTCATCTTAGAGTATAATAATAAAAAAAACCTAAGTAAAAAACTATTATGGAACATATATGGATAGTCCTTTACGTAAGTTTGTTGTGGAACGTTGTTCTACACTTCTCGAAATTCCATCTTCTGATCCAATCTGTATAAATCTCGAGAAGAATATATTAAATTATGCGATTGATGTCAACTCGTGTGGTTTACCAAGTTGGGATAATCCAGACTTTGTCAAGATGTACAAGACAAAGTTTCTATCAATTCAATATAATTTACTAAAATGTCCTGAATTAAAAATGAATATTCAGAAAAAAAAAGTAAAGACTATTGACGTTGTGAACATGAGACCCGAAAAACTATGGCCCGATGGACCATACGCTAAGGAAATTGAGATTAAAATTCACAACGACATGCGAAAGGAATACATGATAAATGAAAGTAAGAATCAGGAAGGGTTCTTCAAGTGTGGTCGCTGTAAATCTAAAAAGACTACATACTACCAGCTTCAAACGAGATCTGCAGATGAACCGATGACTACGTTTGTAAGTTGTCTCAACTGTGATAAAAATTGGAAATGTTGAGTACATGTTGGGAGTCTGTTAGATCGGTCTGTAGGTCACCGACAGATAGTATAAAGTTAAACGGTAGTGACTGTTTCATCACAGTCTTAGTAATGGCACTAGTGAAACCTATATAATGATATCCAATTTTATACATTCTTAATTGTTCAATTGTCCATTTGATTACATCTTTCGAGTTTGGTCTCGCCGTTATAATTATGATTTTATATCCCAATAATATAGCCTCATTTAAGAGTTCAATCATTGATGTATTAGCCCTACCATCTGTAAATATGAGAGTGTCGTCTATGTCAAACATGACAGCGTCATCATCTAGAACATTTCTACCAGATATATATCTAATTCCCCAACTCTTCAGATGATCCATTAATATTATTAAAGAATATAAAATTAATAAAAAAAAGATATGATTGTCGACGTCGCATGCGATGATAATACCATACAGATAGCAAAAATTTTACAAGAAGATATCGAAACGTATAAAATTAAGTTTCTTGAACAGATCAGACCATGTTTGTATGACTTCTGTGACAATGAAACGATTATAAAAAAGGAGGAGGTATCTGGTTTCTATGACGTAGAAACCCTAGAAGACACGAAATTATATGCACGGGTAAACGGTGGTTATGAAATCATAGACGATAGTGAGGATGAAGATTTTGAAATAACCGAATCTGATGAGGAAGAGAGTGAAGATGACATTTCACTTATCGATGAAGAAGACCTAAGTTAAAAGATAAAAGTCGAATGTAAATACCAAATGGAGTTTAAAGAGCCAAAAAAACGCGTGACTAAAAACGATAAGAAAAAGAAGGGTGAAGTATATTCACAAAAACATATCAGAAATCAACTTAAACAAATGGAGCATACTAAAAACAAGAATGGCACCGTACACACCCCCGACCAGCCACTACTCCCAAATGGACGTGTCTCAGTACGATGAGGACCGTGTGTTTGCGTTTGTAGGTAAGACTGGAAAAAAATTTTACTGGCTCACCCGAAAACTTGGTCTTGATTATCTATGGTATGATCATGAGAGAAAGGTTATTGAGATTTGGGGACCATACTATACACATGTTAATCAACAATCTGAACACGTCATTCGTTGTGAATTAGAATATTTTATGAAACCTAAGTTAGAAACAAATGTATAAAAAAACTATGACTCAGTATCGGCGACTACCACCGCGTACCCGTGTTAAAAATACAGTACATAAAAATGAACCAATTTTACCTGGTAGTTTTCTTTACAACATCTTAAACCCTACACCTACGGTGTATTTCAAGTTTGAAAAACTTCCCGTCTATAAGCAAGACGATTATTTGAAATTACTGGAAAAAAATAACAGAGAAATGGGTATACCCTTCGTAAATCCGAATTTACCCATACTCGTAGAAAAGTCGAAGACACCAGTACCCCGAGAACCTGACATTGAGTTTTCGGATCAGGTCAAGGTAAATTTCCGCATTCTCAAAAATGGAATTGTGAGGGTGAAGATTAATTGTGCGGTTGCGTCGATGTATGAAAAGTGTAAAAAACCGTCGGTCAAAGTTATACTACAAGCCTACAAGGCGCAGGGATTTAGTCAGGAGTTTTTGGATCGTATAAAAAAACAATCCAATAAAAGAGAAGAATTTTCCAAGAAAGTACCAGGTATCATTGATAAAATATTCAATAAAGAACCAATTAAAAAGGTTAGAAGGGTTAAGAAAATACCCACACCCCAAGAAGAACTAGAGGAGGAACCCGAGGAGGAACCTGAGGAAGATGCCATTCCACCAGAGGATGGTGAAATGGATGTTGAAGTTGAAGTTGAGGTGGATGAAGAACCGGGGGAAGAGTATATTTCGGATGTTGAAGAATAACACCTAAGTACGTCTTTGTAATACAAAAAACTAACAATATGAATATATTTTTCCTATCTCTCGATCCAAATGAGATTGCACATATGTCATGTGATCAACATGTAGTCAAGATCCAATTGGAAATATGCCAGATGCTCTATACAGCTTGGTATTTNTCCAATGAGGAAGACTTTGTCCACACACACGCACCCTTCACCAAGGATGGTACGCGCCGTGGATACCGCCCCGCACATGGAAAACACCCTATGACTATGTGGNTTGGTTCAAGTATCGAAAACTATATGTATGCGTGTAAGATTGGAATCTCTTTGACTCTCGAGTACACGCGTAGATATGGTAAGGTTCATACTTGTGCTAGACATTTACTATGGTTATGGGACAACCACCCACAACACTTTGAGGAGCGGCGAAGTGAGACTGCATACTATTCACAAGAAGGTATCCCCGAATGTATGCCCGAAGAGTACAGGTGTCCAAGTGTTGTGGAAGCGTACCAAATGTACTACATGGTTGAAAAGTTTTCCTTCGCTCGATACAAGAACATAGCCTCGGGTCTCTCTATTGGATCTTCATATCCCAAATCTTTTAAAAATATGTGTTCCTCCATGGAATCCTTAAAATCGTGAAGTTCGATGAGAATTGTGGGCATATGTTTTTTAATAGTTTCTTTAGCACCTTCTAGAACTTGTAATTCATGACCCTCCACATCAATTTTAATAAAAGACGTGACACCGGAGTATACATCATCTAGTTTTTCACAAGTAACTTCTAACGAACCCCCTCTCCAATCCTCGGGTAATGTAAAGCTCGTTCCTCCATAATTGATGTGTGTATTTGATTGACATCCTCGATTGGGGATGAAAATTTCACTCGTCTTTTTTTCATTCGAGAGAGCATATGGAAAAACTTCAACCTTGTTTCTCAATACATTATTCTTAACGTTGAGACCCACAATGTGATGATACACCGGTTCAAAAGAATATACTGATCCATAATCTGAAAATAAAAGTGTATTATACCCTATATTTGCGCCTATATCTATAATATCTGTATCATTTTTATGGAACAAACGTACATCTTCTCGCATCCACCCATCCCATTCAAAACCACGTGAAATAGTTTTCGTAATATATTCGTCATTTTTTATTACAAAAACATTATACACACAATTAGTTAATTCGATAACATCAATATTCATTATATAATTTTAATTTTATTGCTTTAAGTTAATGAACACCTGTCCACATCAAAAGGTCTTAATCCGGTGTCCTATTTGTAACGGCGGTCGGTTGTGTATACATGGTTTGATTCGTAGTATGTGTTCTGTATGTATCAATTCACAAATATGTAAACATCAAAAACGTTTG